ATGGATCTGCGAAGCTTTTTAAGAGAACACGGGGCAGATGATTGTACCCGCCCTGCTGAAGGCTGCGAGGATATCCCGGAAGAATGGGACGAAATATTTAAGGAGGAGCAATAATGGAAGAATATATGGTCTTTGAGGAGGGTGGGGACTTTGAGATTTGTGATCGGAATTATGTCCCCTTACCTCTGGAATATTACAAGGAGATGCGTCATTTGTCTGCGGCGGAGTTCGGAGAATTGGTCCGTATGATCCTCTACTTTAATATCACAGGCAAGATACCGAAGGCCGAAGGGATCCTCATACATTATGTGGATCGGGTCATGGAGGCCCAGAATCGATTCAACAAAAGCTGGAATCAAGTCAAGGAGGCACGCAGAGAAGCCGGTCGGAAGAGTGCTGCTCTCCGCCGAGGGCAGGACAGCAAATCTGAACAAAAGGGAACAAAGCTCAGCAAAGCTAACAAAACCAAAACAGAAACAGAAACCATAACCGAAACCATAACCGAAACCATAACCGAATCTCAATCTCAGAGGATAGCAGGAAGGACTATAGAGGACGGCCTCCCGCCCACCGCTGAGATAGAAAGTCCTGTGGATCCTGTTCAGCCTGTGACTATGGCCATGAGGCGGCTTCTGGGGATGAAACCCTCGGGGACCTGCCTTATGGAAATCCGGGACTATGTCACTCGCTTGGGAGCCGATACCTGCATCTATGCTGTGGAACGGGCTGCTGATGAGAGTCAGTGCTCCTGGAAATATGTACGAGGGATCCTGCGGGATTTGGAGCAGAAAGGGATCAGGAGCCGTTCCCAGGCTGAATCGGAGCGGAACCTATTCCTACAGCCTGCAATGAGTAGGAAGAATACAGGATATGTATCACAGTATCAGACCCATGGAAGCACCACCCTGTCTGAATTGGAACGAATGGCCGTTGCCCAAGCATTGGCCGAGGAAGACTGAAAGGAGAATGAAAATGAATCAATTTGAACTGTTACCGGAATGCCCCTTCTACATGATCGAAGGAAAGAAAGGGGTCAAATGTGAATCCCCTGTAAAGGGCAGCTCCCTGGGATTGAACTTCCGGATGGAGAAGAGCTTCAACCGCTTCAGAGATGCTTACTGCTACTCCATGGATTGGGAGAAGTGCCCAATCGCCAAGATGCTGAATGACAAGTATGAGGCAGAGAGGTGGGGAAAATGACAGATTGGCGCAAGCTCAGGGAGGCGTACTTAGCCGGAACACCTTCCGTAAAGGAGCTGGCAAGGATCTACGGGATCAAGGAGGGAACCATCCGCAACAAAGCCAGCAAGGAGGGGTGGAAGCGATCGACAAAGCACCGTGAGAAGGGGGAGGAGGATCGGGGGCTGACCCTCTTGGAGGAACAAAGGGGAGAGAAGCTGGCACGGATGGAGGAGGTCTCCGGTGAGCTGCTGGAACGGATCTCCCTGGCCATTGCCCAGTTGGATCGGCAGGTCCTCCGTGAGGTAAGGAAGGAGAAAGAGATCTTATACGAGAATCCCCAAAGGTCTGACAAAGCCACCAAGGAGATCATTACGGAAACAGAGACTCTGACTGAGGTGAAGACACCCATTGACCGTAACGGTATCAAGCTTCTCGCCGCCGCCCTGAAGGATGTGAAGGATGTGCAGATGCTCCGGGATCCTGTAGATCTAAGAGAGCAGGAGGCTAAGATCGCCAAGCTCCAACGGGATATGAGTCAGGAGAACATAGAACCCTTCTTCCGTGTGTGCTTCAGTACCGAGACGGAGGAATGCAGTACATGAAAGAACTGAAACTGCCTTCTCCGCAACCTAAACAGATAGAATTCCTACGGGCAAAGGGGAAGCACATCGGCTTCGGCGGTGCTCGTGGAGGAGGGAAATCCTGGGCTGTCCGCACCAAGGCCGTTCTCCTGGCTCTCCGCTATGGGGGGATACGGATCCTGATCCTGCGACGGTCCTATCCGGAGCTTATGAATAACCATATCCTTATACTCCGTCGGGAGCTGAACGGCATTGCGATCTATAACGACAAGCAGAAAGCCATGACCTTCCCTAACGGGTCTACCATCAGCTTTACCTACTGTGCCCGAGACGGCGATCTGGATAGGCTCCAGGGCGTAGAATACGATGTGATCTTCATTGATGAGGCTACCCAATTTTCCGAATTTCAAATGAAGACGATCATAGCCTGCCTCCGAGGGGTCAACAACTTCCCTAAGCGGATCTACTACACCTGCAATCCGGGCGGTCAGGGCCATCAGTACATCAAGCGGATCTTTGTAGACAGGCGGTATGAAGAGGGGGAGGATCCTGCGGATTATACCTTTATCCCCTCTCTGGTAACGGATAATCGGGCCTTGTTAGAGCAACAGCCGGAGTACATCAGACAATTGGAGGGCTTGCCGCCTAAGCTGCGGAAAGCCTGGCTGGAGGGAGATTGGAATGTGTTCGAGGGACAGTTTTTCGAGGAGTTTGCAGACAGACCGGAGCATTACAGGGACAGAACCTGGACCCATGTGATCGAGCCCTTCCCCATAGACCCCAATTGGCGGATATACCGTTCTTTTGACTGGGGGTATCACAGACCCTTCTCCTGTGGCTGGTGGGCGGTGGATCACGAGGGAACATGCTATCGGATCTTAGAACTCTATGGCTGTACCGGGACACCCAATGAGGGAGTCAAATGGCCGCCTCACAAGGTCTTTGCAGAGATCCACCGGATCGAGACAGAGCATCCTTGGCTGGCAGGGAAGCATATTATCGGTGTTGCGGACCCTGCTATATGGGATGCTGAGACGGGAGAGAGCATTGCCGATGTTGCCGCAAGGAATCAGGTGTTCTTCTCCCGTGGGGATAACAAGCGGATCCCGGGCTGGTTACAGCTCCACTATCGGATGCAGTTCGACGAAAACGGGATCCCACTGCTCTATGTATTTTCCAATTGCAGAGCCTTTATCCGCACTCTGCCCTTACTGCAGTACGATGAGCAGATACCGGAGGATCTGGATACATCGGGAGAGGATCATGTGGCAGACGAGGTTCGTTACTTCCTCATGTCCCGACCCATTGCACCCCGTATGAGGGGGGATAAGCCTATGGGAAAGGAGCCGGAGCTGTTCCTGGATATCCGGAGTTTGCCTCAGAGTCCCCGGATCCCCAGAATGGAGATTGTGGAATCCTTATGATAATAATCGGAAGTGAGAAGGAGGAAATATTTTGATCGATAAGAATGCAATACGAAATGCCACGGCGACCCTGCGGAAGTATCGGGCAGGAAAGGCCAACTTAGAGGCGCGGCTCATTGCCAACGAGCAATGGTTTAAGCTTCGCCACTGGGATTATCTCCGTGGAGGTTCTGCGGAGCAGGTGGAGCCCGTAAGCGCATGGCTCTTCAACTGTATCGCCAATAAGCATGCCGATGCCATGGACAATTATCCTGCTCCCGTTCTCCTACCCAGGGAGCAGGAGGATCGGCAGGAGGCCCGTCTCCTGTCTCAGGTGATCCCTGTACTCTTAGAGCAATCGGAGTTCGAGCAGGTCTATTCCGACGGATGGGACGACAAGCTCCGTAGCGGTACGGCTATTTACGGGGTCTTCTGGGATCCGGCGGCTATGAACGGCTTGGGTGATGTGTCCGTCAGACGGGTGGATCCCATCAACCTGTTCTGGCAACCCGGGGTAGGCAACATACAAGACAGCAGACATGTGTTCCATGTGGAATTGCAGGATAGAGACAGCCTCTTGGAGCGGTATCCCCAACTACAGGGGAAACTCATGGGAACCGGTGCAGATGTTTCCAAGTATATTTATGATGACACTGTAGACACCGGTGATCTGAGCTGTGTTGTGGATTGGTACTACCGCAAGGGAGGACGGCTCCATTACTGCAAGTTCGTGGGAGAGGAGATCCTCTTCGCCTCGGAGAACGAGGAGGGCTATGGGGAACGGGGCTGGTATGACCACGGCCAGTATCCCTTTGTCATGGATCCTCTGTTCAGAGTGAAGGGGAGTCCCTGCGGCTTCGGCTTCATCGATGTGGCAAAGTCGGCACAGGAGTACATCGACCGCTGCAACCAGGCGGTGATGAAGAACTTGCTTGCCAATGCTACGCCCCGTCACTTCATCCGCTCCGACGGCTCCGTAAACGAGGAGGAATATTTGGACCTGACACAACCCCTGATCCATGTAGATGGACAGCTGGGCAGAGACAGTATCCTTCCCGTTCAGGGCAACAGCCTTCCGTCTATCTATGTTCATATTCTCAACAACAAGATCGACGAGCTCAAGGAGACCACAGGGAACCGTGACATTTCTGCCGGTGGCAAGACCAGCGGTGTAACAGCCGCCTCTGCCATAGCTGCTCTCCAGGAGGCGGGGAGCAAGCTGACTCGGGATGCCAATAAGGGCAGCTACAGAGCCTTCCGTAAAATCGTTCTGCTCATGATCGAGGTGATCCGTCAGTTCTACGATGTGCCCCGTGCATTCCGCATTCTCGGGACAGAGGGGAGTGTGGAATTCGCCCGATACTGCAACAAGGGTCTCAGACCTCAGACCCAGGGAGAGGCCTTTGGCATAGCCATGGGGAGCCGTCTGCCGGTGTTTGATATCCAGGTATCGGCACAGAAAGCCTCACCCTATGCAACCTTGAGTCAGAATGAGCTGGCACTGCAGTTCTATGCACAGGGCTTCTTTGATCCCAATCGGGCAGAACAGGCTCTCCTGTGTTTGGATATGATGGACTTTGACCGTAAGGCCTCTATTATGGAAGCCATTGCCAGGAATGCCGCATCGTTTCGACAAGTAACCGGGGAACTTCAGGCGGCTAAGGCAGTGCATCCATCTTATGATCCCATGGCCAGGGTCCGGGAGCAGACAGCATTGGCGACAAAACCGTAAATTCCGATTTATCGCTCCCTTCGGTCGCGTAAATCGGAATAGTGAAGAGTGAAAAGTGAAGAGTGAAGAGTGTTGGTATGCCTTACGGCATGGATTAAAATAATGGCTTCGCCATATAAAAATTGGAACAATTTCAAAGGGCGAAGCCCTATTTTAAATCATCGGCGTAGCCGACACATTCACTATTCACTATTCACTATTACTTATTCACTATTCCGAACAATCGCTCCAACGGAGCGATAAACAGGAATTTGAAGGGTGGTGATCCTATGACGAGTGTCTTAATGGAAAGGGGGGACGGGTGGTTACGGATCTCTATGAAGGGTCATGCCGGATTTGGAGCTTACGGATCGGATCCGGTTTGCGGAGGGCTGTCAGCTTTGGCCTACACCGGGGCAAGAATGTTGGAAGAGCTGGATGTTGAGGGAAAACTGACAGAGCCTCCCATGATCCGCCTGGAGCCGGGCATGGCCCTCATGGAAGGGAGAGCCAATGAAAAAGGAAAGGAGGCAATCATTTATCTCGCGAAGTTCTTGCTGGGAGGCTTCCGTCTCATGGAAGATAGCTTCCCAACAGCCGTGTCAGTTCAAAGCTGACAGAAATGAACGACAAATTCCGATTTATCGAGCTGTTGATTTTCGAATTTGTTCGTAGGGGCGACCTGTGGTCGCCCGCAAAATGTTTCGAATTTGCCGGAAATCTCGTGATAATCCCACAATTTCGTCATTGTCGTCTTACGACAATGACCGGGCGACCACAGGTCGCCCCTACGGTGTTATGCGATAAACTGCTCCATAAATCGGAATTTGGTTAAAAAATGAAAGGAGAAATGAATCATGAAGATCAACATGCAATTATTCGCAGAGGGGGTATCTGTGGGTGCGCCTGCAGAGGGGGCCCTTGAGGAGAAGCCCAAGGAGCTTACCCTGGAGGAACGGATGGCCAAGCTGGAGGCTATGCTCTCCGCTATGCCCAAGACTCCCGAGGCGGATCCCACCTATGCAGAGAAGCTGAAGGTCAAGGAAGAAGAGCTCCGTCAGGCCAACGCAAAGGCCATTGTGGCTAAGCTCCGTCAGCAGGAGGCTGAGGCCCGTGAGCTCTATCCCAAGCTGAGTCTGAAGGAGGAGGTCAAGAATCCCCAATTCCTGGAGCTCCTCAAGTGCGGCATTGATGTCCGCAGTGCATTCGAGGTGATCCACAAGGACGAGATCATCACTGCCTCCATGGAGTATGCTGCCCGTGAGGTGGAACGGCTCATGACCAACAAGCTCCTGTCCGAGGGGAAGCGTCCTGCGGAGAACGGCGGCAATCACGGCCCCGCTCTCACCAAGACCGATGTCCGATCCATGACCCGTCAGGAGCGGAAGGACATTATCCGCCGTGTCCGTATGGGAGAGAAGATCAGCTTCTGAGATTATCCCATTGAAAGAACCGATTTGATATCACGAATGATTTGAAAAGGAGATATGAATATGACTAAGATGATGAACATTCAGCTTTTTGCGACCCAGACCACCGCACAGGACAGCCTTTCCGCAGAAATGAAGACTTTCTATGATATGAATCTCATCGATGAGGCCGGTCCCAACCTGGTCCACGATCAGTTCGGTCAGAAGCGCCCCATTCCCGCAAACGGTGGCAAGACCATCGAGTTCCGCAAGTTCTCCCCTCTGCCCAAGGCTACCCAGCCCCTTACCGAGGGTGTCACCCCCAACGGCAACAATCTCAATGTCTCTACCGTTACCGCTACGGTGAATCAGTACGGCGACTTCATCGTGCAGTCCGATGTACTGGAGCTGACCGCTCTGGATAATACCATCCTGGAGGCCGCCAAGCTCCTGGGCAGACAGGCAGGAGTGACTCTGGATACGGTGGTCCGTAATGTACTCCATACCGGCACCAATGTAACCTACTGCCCCAAGAAGGCTGCCGACGGCTCCGAGACAGAGGTCACCTCCCGTGAGGACCTGGATGAAAGCGCCATGCTCACCGTGGATGTAGTAAACCAGGTAGTTGCCAAGCTCCGCGCACAGAATGCGCCCACCATCGACGGCAAGTACATCGCTATTATCCACCCTTATGTTGCCTACGACCTCATGCGTGATCCCGAATGGATCGATGCCCACAAGTATGCCGCCGCAGAGTGCTTGTATGAAGGCGAGATCGGCGAAATGGGCGGTGTCCGCTTCGTTCAGACCACGGAGGCCAAGGTCTATACTGGTGAGGGCTGTCCCGCAGGCCTGGCGGTCTTCGGCTCCCTGTTCTTCGGTGACGGTGCATACGGTGTAACGGAGATCCAGGGTGGTGGCCTGGAGACCATCGTCAAGCAGAAGGGCTCCGGCGGCACCTCCGATCCCCTGGATCAGCGTAGCTCCGTAGGCTGGAAGGCACTGAAGACTGCTGAGCTCCTGATCCCCAATTACCTGGTCCGCGTAGAGTCCTGCTCCAAGCGCTTCTCCGCAACTGCCCAGGCCAACTAATAAGGAGGTTCATAATGGAAAAGACAAAAAATAAGACGGTCACCGTTCGGCTGCCGAAGACGAAGGAATTACAGGATGATGTGTTCGTGTCCGTAAATCAGCGGTCCTGGCTCATCCGCAGAGGGGAGACTGTTGAGGTCCCTGCCTGTGTGGCTGAGGTGCTGCAGCATTCTGAGGATATGGCACAGGAGGCCCTCGCCTTCGAGAGTCGAGTGGGGCACTGAGACCATGGGCAACAGGATCGATCATGGAAAAGGTGAGGCTACGGTCCATCCCACCTTGGACGAGATCCTGGAGGCCATTGATAGCTTGAAGCCCAACAGCTACGGCCGTGGAGAGAAGGTCGCTTGGCTCAGTTCCTTGGACGGACAGCTCTATAAGGAGTTGGTTCCGGTTCACGAGGGGCCCTGCGAGGCATTTTCTCCCTACGGCATAGCCGAGGGGACTCGGGAACTATTCGTTCCCGAGCCCTATGGCAGAGAGCTGTACCTGGCCTACCTGGAGAATCGGATGGACCATTACAACGGGGATACGGTGCGGTATAACAATTCCTTAGACCGGGTGGCTGTACTGTATCGGGACTTTATCCGTTGGTATAACAGAACACACAGACCCCTGAGGGGAAAGCGGAAATTCTGGTAGGAGGGATGGGTATATGGAATTCACAAAGGAACGGCGGATCTACCGTTCGACCCTGGTACAACGGGGCTTCTTAGGCTACCATCCCTCCTCGGGGATCGGAAAAGGAGAGTGGTCCTATGAGGAGAATCTCAGCAGCCGTTGCTTCCCCCATCTCTGTCCACGAGAGAGTCGCAGGCGGCTCCTGACACCGGAGCTCCAAGGGATCGGCGCCCTTGACACACTGTGCTATGTGGCAGAGGGAACCTTGTATTATGGTGATCACAGCATAGAGCTCCCTCTGACGGAGGGAGAGAAGGAGCTGATCCCCTTCGGAGCCTATTTGATCATTCGGCCGGATATGCTGTGGGTCAATACTGTGGAGCACAGCTACGGCTTCTGCGAGAAGGGGGAGATGTTCCAAGGAGATCTTGGGATCCTGTGGTGCGATCGGGAGGGGCAGCCCTTGGAGCCGGTAGTAGACGGATCGGAAGCCCCTGAGAACACCATGCAATACTGGCTGGATACACAGCATTCGCCTCCGATCTTAAAGGTATACTCCCAAGATACGGGTCTGTGGCATCCCATGGATCAGACCTATATCCGCATCGTAGCAGACGGGATCGGCGCACAGTTTCCCACAGGGAGCCGAGTGAAGGTGGACGGGGATCATGAGCTGGAACGGATCATAGGAGCCGGCCTCCGTGAGATCCTGGACAGTGGCAGGGATCATATCATGATAGCCGGGACCATGGACAGCATCCGAAAAGAGCTGAGGCAGAGACAGTGGAAGATCACCTGCCCTGTTCCGATTATGGACTATCTCCTGTGTCACGAGAACCGTCTGTGGGGCTGTCGCTACGGCAGGGATCACAACGGTAGCTTTGTCAACGAGATCTATGCCTGCGCCTTAGGAGATTTTACCGCCTGGTACACCTATCGGGGTATTGCATCGGACAGCTATACAGCCTCCTTGGGCACACAGGGACCCTTTACGGGGGCGGCTGTGGTGGGTGGCTATCCCGTTTTCTTTAAAGAAGACAGCCTGACGAGGATCTATGGCAGTCATCCCTCTAACTTCCGCTTGCAGACGGTACCCTGTGTGGGGGTAGCCAAGGGAAGTGACCGTAGCTCAGCTCTCTTAGATGGGGCCTTGGTATATTTGGGTCGGGACGGCTTCTATCTCTATGACGGGTCCCTGCCACGGAAGATCAGCAGTGACCTGGATGCCATGCATTATAGCAATGGAGTGGGAGGAACCTGTGGCTCCTACTATTATGCAGATGTATGTGAAAACGGAATCCCCGTGACCATGTGCTATGACAAGGAGCATGGCCTGTGGCATCGGGAATCGTCTATGTGGGCGACCAAAATGGTGAGTCATGGAGATGTACTATACTATATGTCCTTGGACAATATGCTCTATGCTGTAGGAACCCAATTGGGGGAGGCCGCAGAGAAGCAGGTGTCTTGGGAGGCGGTCAGCGATATACTCCGAGAGGATGAGCCGAGGAAAGGATATTTGACCGGGTTGAGCCTCCGTCTGTCTATGGAATCGGGAAGCAGGCTGTCCGTCTTTGCGGAATATGATTCCTGCGGTGCATGGGAGCCTCTGGGTACTCTCTGTGGAGGGCCGTTGTACGGTAGGGAGGTTCCTCTGCGATTAAGGCGGTGCGATCATCTGCGACTCCGATTTCAGGGACAAGGCAATGTGACCGTTCATACCCTGTTTATGAATATGGAGGGATAAGAATGAAGCTGGAAAAGCCGAAGCTTGATCAGAAATCAGGCCTGAAGGATCGGGTAGACACCTTGGAACGGTATCTCTACCGCTTGGTGTGGGATCTGGAGGGTATTATACAGGAATTGGAGGAGAAATATGAGAAAAAACTATGATCCCTCAGTGGATTACAGTAAGAAGATCCAAGAGGCGGCGGATCGGGGAGACTTAGAACAGGCTGCCTATTATGAGGAAAAACGGAACGAGAAGATCAAGGGTGAGGGCCTGACCCAATATGCCCTGACCCATAATTATGAGGCCTATTTGCCTAAGACGACTGCACAGAAGATGGAACAGGTCTTAGAGAAGCTCCATAGTCGGGAGCCCTTCACCTACGATCCCGGTACGGATAAGCTCTATCTCCACTTTAAGGATCAATATACCAAGGCCGGTTCTTTGGCAAAGGAGGATGCACAGGCCCAAGCCGCCGCACTCACGGGAGGCTACGGCAATTCCTACGGTCAGACCTTGGGTCAGGAGGCCTATGACAGGGAAATGGACCGCCTTACGGACCTGGTTCCCGAGCTCTACGACAGAGCCAAGGAAACCTATAATCAAGAGGAGGAAACCATCCTTGGAGAATATGACCGTCTTGCCAAGGACCTGGACCGACAGCAGGCAGAGGCCGCCCGTTTGGATCAGGAGGAGTACAAACGGCAGAAGGAGCAGGAGGATCGGGAATATCAGCAACAGAAAGCGGAGAAGGATAAGGCCTATTCTCTGGCACTGTCCATGCTGAATCAGGGGCTCATGCCCTCTCAGGATATCTTAGGGAAGTCGGGTATCGATCCCACGGACGCAGAGAAGCTCTATGGCGCCAACCTGCCCAAGACTACGACCGGTGGTGCTTCCGGGGGCAGCTCTTCCGGTAGCGGTGCCTCCGGTAGCGGCAAGGGGCAGAGCAGTACAGCATCCACCTCCGCTACCAAGGAGGACAAAGGCAAGACCCTGACCCATACCATGTGGGAGAAACTGAGAAATGCCTACCGCAACGGCTCCAAGTCCGAGGATCTCACCGACTTCCTCCAACTGCGGAGTATGATGGAGGCCCAAGGCTACGATGTAGCAGCCTTTGATCGTTGGGCACGGTCTGCTTATGGCAAGGGATATACCTCCGGCGGTAAGAAGGTGATAGACCAACAAAGCGTCTTGGCCTTGGGATACGGTCCCATCGGCGAGGATAAGCTGGCACAGCTCCTGGCATCCGGTGAAATCGAGCAGTATACTGTGGGAGACTACATCTATTACCGCAAGACCAATAAGTCCCCGTCCTCTCTGACCCAAGCTGTTATCAAATAAGCAGCATATTCCGATTTATCGCACTGTCTATCATATCACACTGTAGCGGCGGACGACTCTGTCCGCCCTCGGCACTATGGGCGGGGACCTGTCCCCGATCTATCGCAAAGTTTTTGGTCATACACCGTAGGGGCGACCTGTGGTCGCCCGGTCATTGTCGTAATACGACAATGACAAAATTGTAGGATTATTACGAGATTTCCGTAAAAATCGAAACATTTTGCGGGCGACACACAGGTCGCCCCTACGAACAAATTTGGTTGTTTGTGCAATGAACAGAAATCCTCACGGGTGACGCCGGTGCCATGGGCGGACAGAGTCGTCCGCCGCTACGGGATGGTTCGTAATTTGATAATTTATACGATTGCAAGCAGCTCGACAAATCGGAATATACTGCAGAAAGGAAGTACTATGCATTTTTCTGACTATTATATTTCTTTGGACATACAGGCAGGGGATTCTCAGGGAATGCTGTGGGTTAAGGCAGGGGATACCGCCAGGGGGATCTTCATCCGTCTTAGGCAGAGGGGGATGCCCTATGCGCTGAGTCCTGAACTTCAGCCTGTTCTCACCGGCAGAAAGGCCGATGGGAATGTTATTTTCAATAAGTGCGAGCTCCGTGAGGATGGGATCTATGCTCCTTTTACTTCTCAACTGACGGCGGTACCCGGTGAGGTCCTGTGCGAGCTCCGCCTCTACGGGGAGGATGGGCAGGTGCTCACAAGTCCCCGTTTTTCTCTCCTTGTGGGGGATAGAGTCGTAGAGGATGGAGAGATCGTAGAATCCTCTACGGAATGTACGGCTCTCACAGAGCTCTTAGAGGAGACGGAGGAGATTCGCAAGGCCTGGGAAGCCCTCTTAGAGGGTGGACAGACTGCCATGGCCATGAGCGAGCGTCTCAGAGCCTTTGACCTTGCTTTGCAGGCTATGAACGGAGAACCCTATCCCTCTTTGCCTGTAGTAGACACCGAGGCAGAGGGAGGCTTCAGCTCCATGGAGGTGGAGAAGGCCGAGGGAAAAGAGGATATCCTCCGTGTGCCTACAGTGGGCCGTATGGTGGAGCTCTTGGAGGCCTTCAAGGAAGGCTTGGAGCCCGGAGGATTGGACTTTGACGGGGGCTTTGTGGATCCTGAGGGCTACATCCATCTGACCTTAGGTGGGGCAGAGATCACCGGCTTCGAGCCCTTCTATATCGGCTCTGCTTCCGAGGCGCCCGGGGATCTGATCTTGGAGGGGGACAGGCTTTATCTCAGCAAGGACGGTATGCCTATGGGAGAGGGTGTGACCCTTCCTGCAGGAGGTGGCACGGGCAGTGGTACCGGCTCTGTTATGAAGCTGCTGAACGGTCTCAGCGGCAGTGCCTTCTCCGTCATGGACACTGCCAAGGAGGCTGTGATCCGCTACTCCTGGTCCTCTGTGGATGCCGAGGACGGG